TGTTTTTGCATATAAGATGCCTCCTTCTTTTATTCTAAATAAGATGTTATACTACATCGACAATTACATACTTCTCCAGCTCCCATACTACCGTCTCCTGGATACATTAATCCATTTGAAAACTTTTCATCAACGTGTACAACTTCAGATATCTGGTGTGTTGGTCTAACTGATCCATCACCACTATTTACCCATTGTTTCTTTTTAATACCTAACTCCTTCATACCTTCAACTCTACCACCATTAAATGCAGCTGTTGTTTCTGTTCTTGCTACCAACTTTGACTTATGTTTAGCAGCATCATTCCATTTCTTATCAATCTCTTTAGCAATCTCATCCATAGTAAATGCATTTGATTGTAAGTGTTTGATTAATATACTCTTTACTTCTTCAGGGCTGTCTTTAAGAAGTAGTGATCTATTTGCTAACCAAGTACTAGCCTTTAAATCTGATTGACTAAAGTCTGTTCCTAATCCCCAATAGGTTCTATATCTACCTCTTTCATATGTTCCGTATATCTGATCTTTAATCCTATCAAAGAATTCTTGTCTCCAATCCTTATCCTTTATCCATCTAATAAATCTATCAATCCAATCAGGATCAACTAATCCTTTATTTACACTCTTTACTTCATCCTCTTTCATAAACTCTTCAATCTCTTTATATTTATCTTTAAAGAATGCAACTATATTGTTATTTAATTGTCTCTCATATGTAAGCATAGTCTCTAATGATTTCTGATATTCCATCTTTATAAGAGTTTCATCAGTAACTATTCTCTTTTCTTCTTCAATATGTGATTGTTTAATAGCATCTTTAACTATACCTTCTGCATCAAAGAATTGGGGTTGTGGAGTTTGAGGTCTCTCATCCATACCTTCCCATTCAGGTAAATCTAATCCTAATACTTCATTGATTACAGATAATGGAACATTCATATCATATAGTTTCTTAGCACTATCAAACTTACTAGATACATCATCTTGTAGTTCAGGTATCTCATCTCTATTAAATGTAAGTCTATATGGGATGCCTAAAGCTTCAAATAAGTTTGTATTGAATGCATCTTCAATCTTCTTCATTATAGGTTGTAATGTCTGTGTCCAGAACATCTTCTTAGCTTCTTCTAAGTTTGCAAATGTAGATTCAGATGAAGCAAATAATACCTTAGGAATCTCATATACTACTAATACTCTATCCCTCATCTTATCTAATAGGGCTTGGAACTCCATATCCTTTTGACTATCAGATGTACGTATCCATTCTAAATCTCTCTTTACAATATGTTCTTTATGTGCAGACTCTAATCCTTTATTGTATGTTTGATCGGCTGCAAACTGTGCTTCTCTTTGTTGTTGTGGACTTAAATCAAATCCATCCTTAGCTCTCCATACACCTTTACCTTGTGCTCCCTGCTGAAAGTACTTTATATTATACATTTGAGCAAAGAAATCCTGTAGGATCTCCTTAACAGCTGAGGACCCTGGGGCTAATCCATCAAATAGTTTCTCTGGATGTTTGAAGCGTATGAATAGTATATCTTCAGGTTGATAACGTATAGTCCTACCACCCTCTTTATATTCCCAATATAATAGAATACCATTACTTGTTTTAGCTGATATTTTATTAGAGGGTAGTACATCTAATACCTGAGGCAACTTTGTACCTACTCTTTTCTCTTCTGATAAATGAACATGTGATTTACCAAATCTATATAGATTACGTACAATCTCAAATAGGAAGTCCGACGGTGTATCATATTGTGATATGTAATTGAATAATCTAGTAGCTGGATTATTAGCTGGTAGTTCTTTATCATTAAGATCTACTATAGAGAATGGAGCACCTGATATTGAACCTGCTATTTTATCTATTGATTTACGTACATATATATTATGATCATATGGGTCCCCAATCTTACTATAATCTGAATATAGTTTAGATATAGAACTTGATGTAAGACCTTGTTCTCTCATAATCATACTCTCAAGCTTATTGAAGTCATCTACTGATTTACTATAATAATCATTAAACTCTTCCTTTGTTTCTGTTAGTTTATTTTCTAATTCGCTTATTTTGTCTCTATTAAATAGATCCATTATTTACCTCCAATAAGGATTGAAGCACCATAACGTGCATGTGAATAAATACCGTACCGGAGCGCATCACAATTGCTTACGAGGAATCCATTGGCATAATACTTGTGTTCATCTTTTACTGTGATATTATAGACAGGTATTTTACTTTTTTCTATTGCGGTTTCTAAGTGTTCCAGCACAGGAATGGTTGCATGTTCTAGCAATTGCTTTGGGTCCTTGGTTTTTCTGCATAAACTTTTTGCCACATACTTCACAAGTTCTTTCAACCCATTCTGGCCAATACTTTCTTGCTGCTCTTCTATGTGAAGCTCTTCCTTCTTCTGACCTATGCCACTCAGCAGCTTTCCTAAGACACTTTTCACTGAAGACTTGATTCTTGTAAATATCTTCATGACGTTGGCTATGTTGTGTATAAGTAAGACATTCAAGGTTGTCAATATGATTATTGTTTTTATTTTTGTCCTTGTGATGAATGATGTGCCTTGCGGGAATAGTCCCGTTATAGTATTCCCAAACATCTCTATGTAAGTATCGAGCTTTATCTGAGAATTGGAGTCTATAGTAAAATCCTTTATTTGATTTATAATATCTCTTGCCATTCCATAAAGCAACTGTTCCTTTTTCACTCTTTGTAGGCATGTATTCGATTTGCATAAGTCCTCCGTAGTATCTGATGTACTTAAATATGCTTTAGATAGCGGAATCTTTATGCCATTCTGGTATATTGGATGATCAGGAGTACCAAATAAAGTTTTATTTCCCTGTGTATATGTCATAACCTCTCTTATTCCAGTCTGTCCTGAGTCTAAAACCTCTCTATATCCATTAGGTGTTAGTACTTCATCTCCAATCATTACATCTTTTATATTCTTAATACCATTTCTTACTATTACTTTTGTATCTTCAGTAAAGCATGCATGATCCAATTCTTTAACTATACGTCCTTTATCATCTCTTCTATACGAATCCATTTGTGATAGTAGTTCAGGAGTATTTATTCTATTATTTATCTTTAATAAAAAGAATTGATTATTATGTATTTTATCAAGAATATAGTTTATTCCTGGTTCTACAGCATTATCAGTCTTAGCTACATTCCATATTAAATCATTCAACTGTGCAGCAGCTGGGTCTGGATATGCTGTATAATTATATTGTCTCCATTTATATTGTATTGTAGCATCAAAGTTTTGCATAGTCTCTCTATATGCATGATACTCATCTAATACATATATATTATCTCCACTATAACCTATTAATATAGATGCAAAGTTTGTACCACTATTATCTATACCAACTGTATAATATTGCATAGGTGGTAAGTCTTCTATATCTATTACATGCTTATTCACATCCAATACATCATATATAGCACCCTCTACTTTAACGAATTCACCAAACTTATATCTTCTTCTTTCTCTATCTGGTAAATCATCTAATGTTTGTAGATACTCAGAATCTAAATAAGGGTTATCCATTGGATTCATTAATAGAGACTTATAGTTATCTGGTCTCTTTACTTCTTCATCACTCTTAGGATCAAACTTTGATATGAATAATCTATATGTCCAGTGTGTTGGAGCTGGAGGGTTCATATCATAATAAAACTTATTCTTGAAACCAGGTATATTTTGGGCTAATGATGATTGTGATAATAAGATTGCGTCATATGATATTGTTGAACACTCATTAGCATATATGATTGCGAACTCCTGACCTAATTGTTTTTCTATTCTTTCTTTATCATCAAATCCACCAAATACTATACGTGATTCTGGGTTAGTCTTAACTACTAATACTAAATCACCTGGATGTTTTCTATATGTATTAGATGGATAACCCTTTAATACATCATTTAATGTTTGATTCCATATAGATGCTTTAGCGTGTGATAAAGCTGATCTAGCAATCAATGCTTGTAAGCCTGGATATTGATATGCTGCAGCTACTATATCTGATAATATAGCATATGTTTTACCCGATCTTCTGCCTCCAAACAACATAACATTTGTAGCATCTGAGTGTAGGAGTCTTAATGCTTCTTTCTGCTTCTCAGAAAATAACTGTGTAACTACTGCACTCATATAATAATACCCTCTATTATAGCAATATTCAACTATTTATACTCTCTTCCTAATTCATTGGATATTGTTACAGTTAGACCACCACTATGTTCAACCTGTTGTTTATCATTTAATAAACCTAATGACTTCAATAGTGTAGTAGCTGCATCAAACTTATACTTATCCATTTTATTCTGATGAAGTGCTTGATAATAAGTATCAAAGGCTTTACTTACTAGAGTATTCATCTTGGATCTGTATTGTTCAACCAACTCTTGTCTTCTATCCTCTATAATCTTTTTTATTTCTGGTAAGTTTGTATATTTCCAAATAGTTGTTCTTGCCTTATTATACTTCTTTGTCAGTTTAGCGTGAGTTAAATCATATACAGCTATATCTTCTGCCATTTGGTATACCCATTTAGGTATATCTACTTCTTCAGACATACTATTCTTCCTCCTGTTCAAACTCCAATTCATAATTTGCATTAGGAGTTATTGAGCCGAACTTAACCTTCTTAGGCTTAGTACTTTTAGATACATTATCTACATGTTGTTGAAATGCTTCTATAATCTTCTTACCATCTATATTTATTTCCTTACCGTCTACATAATACTTATCGTTCTTTATTTTTAATACTTTTCCTTTATATTTCATTTGGCCTCCTTTATTTCTACGTCATTTGTTGGTATTGAATCTAATAAGTCTACCCAGCTACTATATATAATTGGTTTGCCTATTTCATAGGTTAGTAATCTATCATCATATTCTTGTACAAATTGTTCGAATTCATCTGGTGGGCATTTTCTACATTTTGATTTTATTCTATATACTAAATAATACTCTTTCATATATTATATATTATCTTTATGTATTATTCTTATTTAATGCATTCTTTACATTACGATTTTCTTTTAATCTTTCTTTTGGCATTTTATTATATAGATAATGGTATTGTAAATCACCAATGAAGTATTTTATTCCTCTAAATGATGAATTATTATAATCAGGGAATACTTTTCTTAGCATAGCAAAGAAGCCTCTATTATTTAAATCTACATATTCATAATCTAGATTGCGTAAATAGCTCCATATTTCATAATAGTGATTGTTCTTATGTTTACCTATAAAATAAGCATCAAAGTATTTATCAGCAAATCTACAGAAATATTCCCAATGTAGACTTCTATTCTCTTCTTCTTCTGAATTAATATTATAAAAGTCTCCTATGTTTTTATTTCTTCTTTTTAATTCATTCTTTTTAGTATAGTAATACATTGATTGTTTTACTACTAATGATAGATAATCAAACGTTCTAGCGTATCTATTCTTATTATCTACCCAATGATTAGCATTATATCTATTTAAAGACTTATATGCATTCTCTAAAGCAACTGATATTAATACATCAAAGTCTTCAAACCTATTAAACTTATGTGTATTGATTTGTGCTTTAATTAACTTCATTAATGGTTCATGTATATGATTTGTATATATTTTATTTCTCTCATCTTCATCTATTGTATTCTGATACTCTATTATTTTTGGTTTTATTTCCTGCTCATTCCAATACATAATACTCCTTCGACTTATTATATATATCTGTAAGATTATTACAGTCTTTTATAATATATATGCTAAAAAAAAGGTAGCAGGGGATCATCAATCCTGCTACCTTAAATCGACCACTAAATCTTAGGAGGAATTAGTGTTAATCTTTATATTAAATATGCTTTTAATCAAGGTATCGATACCATAGCTGAGTGTTTTTAACTATGAATCCAGTAATCTTTGAAAACTCATAATTAATCTCTTCTTCAAGACCTTTATAGTTCTTAACTGCTATAGGTATCTCAAACTGTAATACCTTATCTTTTTTATCTTCAGGGATACTATTGAAGTCATTATTATATTCCCAAACAAGATAAACAAGTTCTTTAGTCCCTTCAAGAAACCTATTCATCAACCGAATAGCCCACTCTTCATTACCAATCAATTTTGCAAATTTATATGATGTGTCTTTTAGAAACTCATGAATATTAAGTATGCTTTTATCAGTTATGTGTTTCTGCTTGTATGTGACGTAATCAGCATCATCATTATACATCTTTACAATTGGATAATCCTGTGTGTTAAAACCATTTTCGAAAATGGTACCATTTTCTTTTACATTCTTTTTTCTTTTGATTGCTCTATTTCTCTCTCTCTTAGTCATAATAAATCTCCTTTATCGGTTGTTGTTATATATATTATACACTATTGCTATTAATTACTAAAATCTTTCATCTTTTTCTCTGTAAATACCACAAACTCTTTCATCTCTGTAAATACCGCAATCATGTAACTTGATTGTAGAAAAAAGTTACAAAGTTACGCTTTTTATGTGATTCTGCATAGCCTTCTATAAAAAAACAAAAAACTGATAGACCTATTAAAATAAGGTGTAACTTCTGTAATATTGTAACCCGGAGGAAAAAGCCCCTCCAAACACTAAAAAACCCCTACCAGGAGGGGTTTTGATGATTTTAAATTGTAATAACTTTGTAATTTTTTGGCCAATCATGTAATTTCAAGTCATAACTATCTCAAATCCACGATAGGTTTTTCCGTTGAGAGTTCCTTATCTCCAGAAGATAGACTAAAATCAAACTCTTCTATTTCAGGGTAGAATGTAGAGAGTATTTGAGATATAGTCTCTGCCCATTTAGGAAACTTATCTATATTTTTTGTTTTCACTTCTATTGTAATAGTCAGTAGCGGTGTGCATGATTTTCTGTGAGAATACAACTTTTTATTATTAGAGCACCTCTTTATCACAAAACCACGAT